CCACGCTGAACTTCCAGCCAGCACCGACCGCGCTAGATCCCACTGCCATCCTGCGACCGCTGCCCACTCCAGCAGGTCCGGCCAATATCATCTCGATCCAGCTCACCCGCTCGCTGGTCCTGGCCGGCAACATCCAGGTCACCGTCAAAAGCTGGAACAGTCGTCAGGCCAATTCCTTCACCCAAACCACCCAATCTCCCCCAAGCCCAAGCACGGCCCCGGTCCAGACCTACACCTATGTCGTTCCCAACCTGACACCCGACGCCGCCCTCAAGCTCGCCCAAACCAGGCTCGCCGAACTCTCCCGCCATGAGCGCGTGATTGAGGTCGAAATGCCCGGTGAGCTCACATTCACGCCCCGCCAGCAAATCCTGCTCGCCGGCACCAACACCGCCTTTGACCAGATCTATTGGATCGATGAAATCACCCGCCAGCTCGACGTCCATCACGGCTTCACCCAGCGCCTCAAAGCCAGAAACACGTCGACGCCGGCCGCAACCTGAACAAGGCCCCCGATGAACCGCTTCCTCAACGCCCTCAAAGGCCATGCCGGGGCGATGGACCGCAGCGTCGGCCAACCCCGTTTCGCCTTGGTCACCAGCGTCGACCCCAGCCGTCCCGCCGCTCGCGTCAGCCTCCAGCCCGAAGGCGTCCTCACCGGCTGGTTGCCGATCCTATCCCCCTGGGTTGGCGCCGGCTGGGGCATCAGTTGCCCGCCCAGTCCCGGTGACCAGGTCATGGTCCTCGCACAGGAAGGCGACGCCGAAAACGGCGTCATCGTCGGTCGCGCCTGGAGCGACAATGCCCAAACCCCGCAGGCGCTATCCGGTGAGCTCTGGCTCGTTCACCAGTCCGGTTCGTTTCTCAAGCTCACCAACGACGGCGCCATCCACCTGCAAGGCAACGTCTTCATCCAGGGCAACCTGACCACCACCGGGGACGTCTCCGACAGTATCGGCGCCCTCAATCGCCTGCGTCACCACTACGACGAACACACCCACCCCGATCCCCACGGCGGCTCTGTCGGTACTACCTCGCAACCGGATTGAGGATCTCCTGAATGGCCGACCTCTCCCATCAATTCGGCGCCGATCTCGCCCTCTCCGCCACCGGCGACATCCTGGCGATCGCCGCCCCGCAGCTCACCCAGCAGCGCCTCCTGCGCCGCCTGCTCACCAACCCCGGCGACTACATCTGGCACCTCGGTTTCGGCGCCGGCCTCGCCAGCTTCGTCGGCCTTCCGGCCAACGCCGCCGGGATCGCCGCGATCGTGCGCAGCCAGATCTTCAAGGAGACCGCCGTCGCCCGTACCCCAGAGCCAGTGATCGACGTGCTCATCGACCCCACCGGCATCGTCACCCTTCATGTCCGCTACGCCGACGCCAGCACCGGCGAAACCCAGACGCTCTCCTTCTCGGTGGGATTATAACCATGCTGTTGCCACTTCAGAACTTCACAACCCTGGTCGCCAACGCCGCCGCCGCAGTCCAAGGTGCTACCATCCAACTCATCGACCTCACCGTCGGCAGCACGCTGCGCGCGATTCTCGAAGCCAACGCCGCGATCGGCCTGTGGATGCAGTGGCTCATCGTCGAAGTCTTGGCGACAACCCGTGCCGCCACCAGCAACGCCGCCGATCTCGACAGCTGGATGGCTGACTTCTCGCTCACTCGCCTGCCAGCCTCTCCAGCCACCGGCCAGGTCAGCTTCGCACGCTTCACCCCCACCCAGCAGGCGCTGATCCCCACCGGCACCATGGTCCGCACCGCCGACGGCACCCAAAGCTTCACGGTCGGCACTGACGCGACGAACCCCGCCTGGTCCATCCCGCAGGCCGGCTACATCCTCGGCGCTGGCGTCGCCTCGCTCATCGTCCCAGTTTCAGCCAACACACCAGGCAGCAGCGGCAACGTCCAGGCTGGCGCCATCAACCTGATGTCCAGCGCCATCTCCGGCATCGACACCGTCACCAACGCTGCCCCACTTACCGGTGGCCTCGACGCTGAAGCCGATGCAGCGCTGCGCTCCCGCTTCACAGGCTACCTTGCCAGCCAGGCCCGCGCCACACCGCTGGCCATCGGCAACGCCGTGCTTGGCGTTCGTCAAGGCCTGAACTACACCTTGCAGGAAAATACCGCCGCGACCGGCATTGCCGCGATGGGCAGTTTCATTCTCACCGTCGACGATGGCTCCGGCGCCCCTTCGGCAGCCCTGCTCGCCGAGGTCGCCACTGCGGTCGAAGCCGTCCGCCCGGTCGGCAGTCTCTACGCGGTGCAGCCGCCCTCGATCATGACCGCGAACGTGTCCCTCGCCATCATTACCGCCGCCTCCGCCAACCACATAACCTCAACCACCAACGTCGCCATCGCACTCACCACAGCGATCAACGCACTCACCATCGGCACATCGCTCCCCTGGTCCCGCCTCACCCAGATCGCGTACGCCGCAGACCCCAACGTCATCAACGTCACCACGGTCCTGCTCAACCTCGGCACCACCGATCTGGTCGCCAGCCAAAGCGCGCTGATCAAGGCCGGCATTGTGCAGGTGAACTGACATGACCGGTGACACGCAAGACATTTTGGCCCGCCTCAAGGCCACGCTCCCGACCCGCTGGTTTGCCGACAGCACGCCGGTCCTCGATGGCCTCCTTACTGGCCTCAGCGCCACATGGTCCTGGCTCTATGGAGCCCTTGCCTACACCAAGCTACAAACACGTATCGCCTCCGCCACCGACACATTCCTTGACGTGATCAGCGCGGATTTCTTCGGCCAACGTCTGCCCCGCCGTCCAGCGGAACCCGACCCCATCTTCAGCGCCCGCATCCAGCGCGAGATGCTTCGCCCGCGCGATACCCGCGCCGCACTTACCAAAGTCCTCACCGATCTCACCAGCCGCGCACCGCTGATTTTCGAGCCATCTCGCCCCGCCGACACCGGCGCCTGGTGCGAGACGCTCGGCTACGGCGTCGCTGGCGGCTGGGGAAGTCTGCTTCTGCCGTTTCAATGTTTCGTCACCGCCTACCGCGGCCAAGGCAGTGGCATCGCCGATGTCGCCGGTTACGGCCAAGGCAACGCCGGCTACGGTATCGGCCTCATCGAATACGCCTCCCTGAGCATGCTCCCCGGCGAAATCACCGATGCCGACATCACCCAGGCCATTGCCAGCGTCATGCCGGTCTCCACCATCGCCTGGACCCGCATCAGCAACTGATCGCCCGCACATAGAACGAGGCCCATATGGACCGCAGCATCGTCTACCCAGGCAGCATTCCGCTCGACACCGACCTGCTCAACACCAACCGCAACGCCATGATCGCCATCGGCGTCCTCGCCCAGGCCACCCTCGGCACCACGACAGTCGTCGACGGCCTCAGCATTGGCCCCACAACCCCTGCCAGCCTCAGCATCGTTGCCGGTCCGGGCAGCATCACCCAACTCTCCAATGTCGACCAAAACGCCTACGGCTCGCTAGCTGCTGACACCTCTGACGGCCTCCTGAAAATGGGTCTCAACCTGCAATCGACCGGCATCTCGCTGGTTGCCCCCACCACCTCCGGACAGTCGATCAACTACCTGATCGAAGCGGCCTTCGAGGAAACCGACACCAACCTTACTGTGCTGCCCTATTACAACGCGGCCGATCCGGCCTCGCCCTATCTCGGTCCCAACAACACTAGTGTCGCCCAAGCCACCCAGCGCATCCAGCGCGCGCAGATCCAGGCCAAAGGCGGTGCGCCCGCCACGACCGGAGCCCAGTTGACGCCCTCCGTCGATGCCGGCTGGGTGGGCCTTGCCGTCGTCACCATCGCCGATGGCCAAACCCAGGTCACTGCCGCCAGCATCACCCAGCTGCCGACATCACCTGCGCTGCAATACAAGCTTCCGAACCTACGCCCCGGATTTGCCGCGATCGACTCATTCACCAGCTCTGGAACCTTCACAGTGCCGATCGGTGTCACCCAAGTGCGCGTCACCGTCATCGGCGGCGGCGGGGCAGGGGGCACACACACGACAATCCCGAGCGGCGGCGGTGGCGCCGGTGGCCACGGCTCGGCCACAATCACCGGGCTGACCTCCGGTAGCCAGATCCCGGTCACGGTCGGCGCAGGTGGCTCGGCCTTCACGGGTGGCGCAACTGGCCAAGGTGGCAGCGGCGGCACCTCCAGCTTCGGCACCTACGTCTCCGCCACCGGCGGCTCTGGCGGTGGCGGCGGCTCCGTTGTCACCACCGCGGCAGGCGGCGGTGGCGGCTCATCGGTCGGCGGCAACGTCAATTTCTCCGGCAGCTGCGGCACCGACAGCATCATCCCCGCCGCTCGTGGCGGCGACGGCGGCGGCCCAGGCGCCGGCCGCGGCACCACCGGCCTTGTCCAAGGCATCGCCGGCTATGGCTATGGCGGGGGCGGTGGTGGCGGAGGCTCCAGCAGCACAAGCGGCACCGGAACCGGCGCACCCGGCGGCAACGGCGCCGGCGGCCTCGTCATCGTGGAGTATTGAACCATGCAGACCTATGCTCGCATCGACGGCAACACAGTCGCTGAATTGCTCGCCACACCCCACAGCCCCGCCATGCTCTTCAATCCGGCCTTGACCTGGGTGCCAATCACCAACCCTGCGGTCTGTGTCGGCTGGACCCAAACCGCAACCGGTTTTGCGGCCCCGCCACCACCGGCCCAAACTCCACTCCAAGCCCCCACCTTAGCCGAACTGCAAGCCGAACTCTCAGCCCTGGCGGCCCGCATCACCGCCCTCACGACGCAAATCGGAGGCTGACATGGCCACCACCGCCGCCCACGTCTGGCGCCCAAGTGGCGCCAGACGCATCGTGCTCGACGGCTTCGCCCCAGTCCCCCGTGGCACTCTCGCAGACACACCTTCCCCGCTGGCCTGGCCCGCCAAAGATCCAGCCGACGTACTCGATTATGAGTTCGATGTCGCCGCCGCCCTCACCGGCAATCGCGGCGACAGCATTGCAACGCTCGATGTCGCCATAACCCCCAACGCCACTGGTGACCTCACAATGTCGAGCGCCGTGGCCGACGGTCCGGTCGCCGTCTTCTGGTTCGCCGCCGGCCAGGTCGGCACGATCTATGTCGCCCAGATCACCATCACCACCACCTCCGGCCGAACCATCAGCCGCGCCGTGCTGCTGCCGGTGCAATCCCTCGCCACCGCCACGGCGCCGACCTATGCCCTCACCACCGACACCGGCGCCGCCGTCACCGACCAGAACGGCAACCCGATCCTGATTGGGAGCTGACTGCATGACCACAGTCCCAGAACTCCCAACCGCCACTGCAACATCACCAACCGACCTGCTCCCGGTCAGTCAGAACGGCATTCTCCGTTCTGCCACCATGGCGCAAGCGATTTCGGGCCTGCAGCCAACGATCGCGCTCACCAGCGGTCAACTCATCGGCCGAATCTCAGCTGGAACCGGCGGAATCGAAAACGTCACGGTCGGTGCCAATCTCACGCTCGCCAACGGCAATCTGGCCGCCACCGCTGCCCCCTTCGTCATCTCAACCCTGCCCGTGGGTGCCGCACCGTCGACGACCGATCTCGTCGCGGTTTCACAATCCGCCGTCAACAAAGCGCTCAGCTACGGCCAGTTGATGGGCGGTATCGCCAGCCTATCCGGTCTCGATATTTCCACCCTCGCCAGCACCGCCACCGGGACCACCCTGTCGCGCCATCTCGCCGACCAGATGGCCGACGCCATGCCCGTCGAAGCCTTTGGTGCAGTGGGTGACGGCGTCACCGACGACACCAACGCCATCTTCGCAGCCCTATCCAGCGGAAAACCGGTCCGCCTTGGCGCCAAGACCTACATCGTCAACGGTCAGCTCACGATCAGCACCGCCAATGCCACCCTGCTTGGCGTTCCCGGCCAGAGCCGTCTACGCCGGCTTCACCAATCCACCGGCAGCGCCTGGATCGCGATCCAGGCCAGCGGTTTTACCGCCGATGGCGTTGTCTTCGATGCCAACAAGGCCGCTGTTACCACCGACAGCTGGGCCGTCATCGCCACATCCGCCTGCCTGCAATCCGATTTCCACCGATGTGTGTTCACCAATGCCGCCGGTCCCACCCTCGGCCATGGCCTGACCTTCCAGGCCAGCGACCCCGCCCTGGTGCAGCACAGCGTTCGTGACTGCGAATTCTCGTTCAACACGCTGAATGGCATTTGGGTACAAGCCTGCCAAGGCGTCCTCGTTGAAGCCTGCCGTGCGCATGACAACGGTCAATATGGCATTTTGGTTGACTACAACGATCCAACCTTTGTCCAGAAGATCCACGCTGCCCACGTCACCGGCAATCGCGCCTGGAACAACATGCGCGGGATCGTTATCGGCAACTACAACGCGACCAACACGACCATTCCAGTCTGGGGCAACGCCAACCCAGACGCCATCGCCGTCTCCTGCATCGGAAATCTCTGCTACGACAACTCCGTCTACGGCCTCGCCGTCTCAGGTTTTGCGCTGTTGGTGCACGCTAACCTCTGCACCAACAATGGAACTGTCGCGAACTCTGGCGCAGGCATTCTGGCGAACGTCTCAGATAGCCGGATCACCGCCAACATGGTGACTGGATCAGCCCTCTACGGCATCGACAGCGGCGGATCAGTCAACTCCCACGTCTCCGCCAACCACATCATCGGCCACAGCTTTGGTATCAACTGTGGCGGCAGCACCGCTGTCCGTGTCGACGGCAACACCCTCCAGGATGTCACATCCTGGGCCATCCTGGTGAACAACGTCGAAACCGACGGCCAAGGCAACAATTTCGGCATCGCCTGTGGGCAGATTGCGATCACCGGTAACTGGATCGCGATGACCTCGGCCAACGCCTCAGGCATTCTCCTGCGCGACGGTCCGCAAGGCGTCCTGGTCTCCCGCAACGACTTCGTCGGGTCTAACGGAGCTGAGCTGACCAACTGCCTTTGGGCCAATACCGACCAGGTCATCATCGAAGCCAACCGCTGGAACTTCACCCAGCGCTTCTACGCCAACCCGACGCTGTTCAACGGCTTGCAAACGATCCTGGTCCCAGACATCGCTGACAGCGTCATGATCACCACGGCTCCCTCCGGCGTACAGTCTATGTTGACCAACTATCAAACGATCTGTGCCGGCCAAGTCTCCTTCATCCGCGTCACCGCCGGCGGCAGTGGATACACCAACGCCACCGTCACGATCGCGGGGCCCGGCTCCGGCGCCACCGCGACGGCCATGCTCAGCAACGGGACCGTTATCGGCATCGTCGTCAGCACGCCAGGCTCCGGCTACGGCACGTCCGGCACCCAGGTCGCCGCCACCATCAACGGCAACGGCACGGGTGCCACCGCCACTGCCTATGCCGGCGTTCCCATCCCTGACGAACGGCGGCTGCGTGTTCGCTGCAACACCGCCGTCCATTTCTACCGCTCCGGCTCCAATCCGGTGCAGGAGAACTGGACCGGCACCGACATCACCGTCGCTACCAACGCCGACGTCGAATGGATCGGCACGTTCAACACCTGGCGGGCAAGCTTTTTCAGCAGTGCCGACTATCTGGCACCCGACGGGCTCGGTGGCACCGCGCTCAAGTCCTTCAACAATGCCGATGTGCAGCTTCATCCCACCGGCACCGGGCACCTTCGTCTGGTTACCGACGCCGAAGCCACTGGTGCCTACGAAATGATTGGCCGCAATTCCCCACAAGGCGTCATCGCAGCCCCACCTGGCTCAACTTTCCGCAATCTTAACGGCGGCGTTGGCAGCAGCTTCTTCGTCAAGCAGACGGGCATCGGAAACACTGGCTGGGCCGCCATCGGCTAAGCCGAAACCACCCGCATCCTGCAGATCATCCTGACCAACCAACCCCCGGTGGGGGCGGGGAGAACACGCATGCCCAATCTCGAGCAATTGCCCGAAGCCGTGCTCGCCAACCCGGCTGACCTGATCATGCTCGATCAGTCCGGGCGGAGCACCTCCATCACCGTCGAGACACTGCTATCCGGTCTCCAGCCTGAACTCACCCTGGCCCAAGGCGTGCTCCTGGGCCGCGCTAGCGCCACACCCGGTCAGCCCGAACCCATCGCGATCGGCACAGGCATCAAGATCACCCAGGGCGTGCTGGCCGCCGACGACACGATTTTGGCTCCAATTGCCTCGCCCGCGCTCACCGGTACACCGACCGCACCCACGCCTCAGTCCGGCGACAACAGCAACACTATCGCCACCACTGCGTTCGTGCAGGCCAAATACTTCCAGCCACTCACCATCACCGGCGACGTTGCCGGCGTTGCGTCGCCATTCAATTCCGGCACCGTTGACGCCACGCTCCCTGCGATCACAACGCCCGGCACCTACGTCCAGGTCAGCGTCAACGCCAAAGGGCAAGTTACCGGCGGCAGCACATCGCTGGCATCCTCCGACATTGGCGGAATCGACATCTCCGCGGCGGACGTCACCGCGACCGGCAGTTCAACCGCGCGCACGTTGGCGCAGCGCATGGACGATCGCATCAATGTGCTCGATATCGGCGCCGATCCAACGGGTGTCATCGATTTCGCTCCGGCCTTTCAGGCAATGGCCGCGGCCATGCCCAACTCCGGCTTCACCATCTGGTTTCCCAAGGGCAACTACCGCTTTAACAGCCCGGTCTATGTGTCCGATAAAGCGCTGATTGACATCGATGGCGGCGTTACCTTCGTCGGTGGCGGCCATCTGAACACCGATGCCGACACGTCGGTCCTCGCCAACCAGCAAGCCGCCAAAACCCTGATGCGGCTCGGCGGATCGGACGGCAACTCGTTCACCCTGTTTGCCTCGCAACTCATCAGCACAACCGGCACAATCTCGTATGAGAAAGCGGCGATCTACGCCGCGGCCGGCTCCTACGACAAATCGACTTACACAACCGGCACCAGCTTCGACATCGGCATAACCACCAAGGACGCTGTCGGTCTGCAGGCCAGCGGCAACGTCCTCCCCGGTAACACCGCCGGCCGGGCCTGGGGGATCTGCACCGAAGCCGCCATCGCCGCTGGAGCCGATGGTTCCGCGATCGGCATTGAAGTCGACGTGGTCAACAACGGTGCATCGCAACCCGAAAATAGCCGTTGGAACAGCAAGACTGGCGTTCAGATCGTCAATTTTGGGCCAAACCAGGTCACCAACGGTCTGTCCGTGATCAATGGAGGTGGTGAATTTTACGACGGCATCACCGTCCAGCGCAATGCCGTCAGCCGCAACGCCTTTGTCCTGCGGGACCTCTCAACTTACCCCTCCTCAACGCCGGCCTTCATCGACAACAACGGCAACGCCCTCTTCCAGACGCTCACCATAGATGGCAACGGTGCCGCCAGCAGTTATTCGAGCACCTGGACGTCAGGTAATCCGGGCAACGGCGCATTCCAATGGACGTACACCGGAGCCGTTCCAAGCACCGGCGTGATCGGCCCGCTCACCACGGTCTACAACAATGGCCCGCATTCCGCCCAAGGCGAAAAGTTCCAGTATTTCACAACGGCGGGTAATGCCGATAGCGTCGACAGTGCGCGAACGCTGATTGGAATCTTCAATCCAACCGGCATGGCCACCGTAAACGCCGGTGCCGAACTCGTGCGTTGGACCGTTGGCATCACGCCTGAAGACACCACGCACAACTGGACGCATGTCGTCGAAGAATACAACATCGTCAATCGTGGTCTTGATATCGGGTGGAAAGCCTATCGCAACGACCCCGTCAACAACGTCACGGGTCCGCAGCAGATCACCGGTATCGTCAACTATTCACCCGAAGCCACAGGCCTCGGCCAGCCGGGCGAAGGCAAAAACCTGCTGTTTGCCGAACTCTTTGGGCAATCGGCCGCCATGAACAGCACCGGCCTGCCAGCTCGCTTCTATAACGCCTCTATGTATGAGCCGAACTGTGTCGTTGGAGGTGTTGGCCGTGCTATCTACATCAATGGCGACCTGACCGGTCAAATAGCACAGATTCCGTATGCCCCATTGGAAGTTGGCCTAACG